GGTTTCCGTTCTCCCGCTGCGCGTTCGTCAAGCGGGACAAGACAAAGACGCTTCTTGAGTGTGAGAAGCTCGGGCGGGATACGCTCGATGAAGTGGATGGCGATGGCGTGGTGCCCGTGGATTTGACCGCCTTCCCCTTCACTCTTTTCAACGTCGAGATCTACACCAAAATGCTCTACCCTTGGTTCGACGAGAAAGCTCCAGAGGCACCTGACGCACAGTTCTGCCAGAAATGTCTCGACCTCGGAATCCAGCCGCACGTGCACATGGACATTCAGTTGAACCATCAAGACGTGACACCGTGGAACAGGCTCGGGCTTTTTAATTCCGAGGCCCGGCGGATGCTGATGGAGAAACAGCTCGACCCAACCCACCATATGTATAAACCCCTCGTGGAACTCTTTGGCGAGGACGGGATGAAAGACCTCTACATTCTGAAAGGAACAGGCCGTGAGCCAAAAATCCCTGCTAGTGATAGTACCAAGTAGAAATCGTCCGGAGTTACTCTCCGAGATGATGGAGTCCTGGGCTCGGACGCGGGAGCTGCCGGGGAGGCTCATCGCCTACATAAGCCCGGACGACCCGAGGTACGCGGACTACCTCAAGCTCGCGCTCCCAGAAGGGTGCGAGATCCAGACAGGCCCAAGGCGGTACATCACCGAGACGTACAACACGATCATCAAAGAGAACCCTGGGTTCGATTACTATTCGACCGGGAACGACGACCATCTGTTCGTGACCCAGGGTTGGGACAGAAAACTCGTGGAGCTAGTCGAGACACGGTCGAACGGGTGGGGATGCGCTATGGCCGCTGACGGGTTGACCGATTGGGACAAACATCCCCATCCTTCCGGGTGTGTGGTGTCTAAGAAAACCACTGACGTGTTGGGCTATATCTTCTACCCAAAGCTCAGGCACATCGGCACTGACGTCACGATGGGCCGCCTGTTCAATTCGCTCGGAATTCTGCACGGGGCGAAAGACGTGGTGATCGAGCATCGGCATTGGCTCAACAGTAAGCGCCCGATGGACGACAACTACCGGTGGGTGTACGGCTTGGAAGAACAAAAACATGGAGACGACACCGCGATGGAGTATATGCACGGGCAATTCAAAGAGGACTCAGAGAAACTCAGAAAGGCGATCGAGAATGAAAAGGCTAAAGAAGAACGCGCTTAACGAAGACGTGATACAAGCAGTGAACGACATCATGGAAACGCTCGGGATAATCCCGCCCGAGAAAGACCCCTGCAAGCCGGGATGCCGGTGCGTGAAGTGCTACGAGGAGGCTACCGATGCGCCATATCGACCTCTTTAGTGGAATCGGCGGCTTCGCCCTCGCCGCCCGTGAAGTGTGGGGCGAGGAGTACGAAAACGTCTGTTTTTGTGAGATCAACAAGTATGCGCAAGCGGTGCTACGAAAAAACTTCGGAAAGGATGCAATAATTTATGGGGACATACGATCACTTACTCTCTACCCCGATGGCGTCGGATGCGACGCAGGGAGCGGTGTTCGGGGAGAAGGACAAGTTCTACAAACTCCCATCGGGACGATGGCGCAAGATCAACAGGAACGGGATCGACGGCTCAATCGGTCTTGCCCGGGAGATTGCATTGACCTCCTTACAGGAGGATTTCCTTGTCAACCATTCAGTCAAGCCGGAAAGAGAAAGGGTACATCCGATGAACGCCACTTGTGGCCCGAAATGCTTAGAGTTATACGAGAGTTCCGCCCGACATGGGTCGTCGCTGAAAACGTGCGTGGCCTACTTACTATCGAGCAAGGAGTGGTATTCGAACAAGTGTGCCTTGACTTGGAAAGAGAAGGTTACGACGTCCAACCGTTTGTTATTCCAGCTTGCGCCGTCAATGCTCCGCACCGAAGGGACAGAGTGTGGATTATCGCCAACCGCAACGACGGGCGACCGTCGTTCAAAGAACTCGAAACAGCAGGGAATAAACAATGTGATCGAGGGGCTTATCCCGACACCCCTTCAGCCAGGGAACGGTGGAACGAACGGGAAAAAGAAAATGAAATTTGTGATGGGGATGATACCAACTCCGGCCACAAGAGACTGGAAGGGAAGCGCAACGCAAGGCCGGGACACGGTCGATTCGCTCGTCGAGCGAATGGCAACGAAGGGGGAATGTGGCGAGAAAACTGGCTTGAAGTTGCAACCCGCTTTTGTGGAGTGGATGATGGGTTACCCGGAGAAATGGACGGAGCTACCTTGTCCAAAGCCAGGCACAGAGCCGAGCGTCTCAAAGCCCTCGGAAACGCAATCGTCCCGCAAGTGGCGGTACAAATTTTTAGAGGACTGAAAATGGCAGAATTGATGGAGTCCTTATGATCAAGCTGATGCCATTCCAAGAGATCGGGAGAGATTTCCTAGCTCTCAGACAGAACGCCATTCTCGCGGATGACATGGGTCTGGGCAAGACATTCCAGATCCTTGAGGCCATAAAGAAACTCGGGCTTCAATCCGGCATCATCGTCTGTCCTCAGTCGATCAGACGCTCGTGGGTCAAGCGAACCCGGGAACAGATGCCGCTTGCCTTTATCAAAGAGATCACATCTTCTCAGACCATCCCCGACCCATCGGCTTTCAATATCGTCAACTACGACATCATCTGGAAAGAGCCGCTCAGGAGTCATTTGCTGCAAGGGCAGTGGCCGGTGCTCGTGTGCGACGAATCCCACGCGCTAAAGAACATTGACGCCAAACGAACAAAGTTCGTTCTTGGGAAGAAGGGGCTGTACCTCCGTTGTGAGCGTCGATGGCTCGCCACGGGTACTCCTATTCTGAACCGCCCGATCGAGCTCTATGCACCTTTGCGTTCTCTGTTCCCTACGTTCCTTGGCAAATACCAAAGCTATTATGACTACGCATACAAATTCTGCGCGGGCTACCAGGGCACCTTTGGCTTTGACGCCACCGGGGCGAGTAATTTGGACGAGCTCTGCAAAATACTGAAGCCGGTCATGATCCGGAGATTGAAGTCGGAGGTGGTGAAGGACCTTCCACCTGTCACATACGACAAGGTCTACCTTGACCCCTCCGACAAACTCATGAGACTGATTGAGCAGGAGCGAGAAGACTTTTCTGCTCGACGGCTCATAGGGGAAACGAGCACCACCCGCCAAGCGATCGGGGTGATCAAGACGCAAGCGGCGATCAAGCACATCCGAAGTTTACTAGAAACCAAACAAAAGATCGTCGTCTTTGTCTGGCACAAAGCGGTGGTCGAAACACTGATGGAGGAATTTAAAAATGAAGCGGTCAAATACACCGGGGGCGAAAGCGCGAGGGAGAAAGACGAATCCGTTAGCCAGTTTCAAAAAGAACCCGGATGCCGCCTGTTTGTGGGCAATATTAAGTCTGCTGGAATTGGAGTTGATGGTCTGCAGGACGTATGTGATACCGCGCTCTTTATTGAAATGTCCTACGTCCCTAATGAAATTAAGCAAGCAATTGACCGGCTCAACCGTATTGGTCAAAAGGCTCCTGTCCAGGTTCAGTTCCTCATCGCCGAAAAAAGCATCGACGAAGACCTGATCGACTCACTGACGGTAAAAGCTCGCAACATCAACATCATCATGGACGAACAAAAGGAGGTGGCGTTTGTAGAAACTACGTGCAGGTTGTGCGGGAGGTCAACAGAGATAAAACAACTCAACAGAGTATCCAAAATCGCGGTCTGCAAAGATTGCGCAAAAGAAATGGAGTGTGTAGCATGAGTATTGAACAGACGTTGGAGAGAATCGCAGTAGCCCTGGAGAAATTGGCAGGAAACGCACCGACGCTCGGCCTCGCACCCGTGGTCGAACAGCCCCGGAAGCCCAGGCGTATGAAAGAAGCGGCCATGCCCGCCCAGCAAGCGGCCGAAGTGGAGACGGACGCAGTCCCCGGAGCGGAAGTCCCGAGCGCACCCGTAGTCCCGGATCCGATGGCAGATACCCCCGCCATCAAGACCGGCGCGGAACTGAGAGCCGTTGCCCAGGGATACATCGCAGCAGCGGACAAGGTGGGGCCGGATATGGTCAGCAAACTGGTGACGTTCATCCAGTCAGTTGCCAAGATGTTCAACCCGACCGAACCGAAGCTCGTCAAGATCCCGGACGCGAAGGTGCCTGAAGCGGCCGCGATGATCTCGTCATGGTGTGCAAAGGAAGGGATCAAGGTGTAGCCATGACACAGCGCACACATACGGACATCAGCCCCTCAAGTGCAGAGCGGTGGATGAACTGTCCAGGGTCCGTTGCGCTATGTGCCAAGATGCCCAAGCCCGAGCAATCGAAGTATGCGGGCGAGGGCGAGGCGGCGCATGATCTACTCGAGCGGTGCCTGAAGAACCCGAAAATCGTCCCCTTTGATTTAGTGGGGGAGAAGATCAAGGATTTCGAGGTCACTGACGAGATGGCAGAAGCAGTGTCGTACGCTCGTGAGATCGTGATGACGGAATTGAAGAAGGGCGGGCAACTGCTCATCGAACAGAAGGTGGACATCGCCCCCGGAGTTTCGGGGCGCCTCGACGTAGCGATCGTTCGTCCCTTCAAGGAAGTGATCGCCTACGATTTCAAGTACGGCAAGGGCGTGCTCGTGAACGCCCAGGAAAACCCGCAACTCTTGATGTATGCGTTGCCGCTGGCCCTCCAGTACGAGGTGACAGAGGTGACGTGTGCTATCATTCAACCACGGACGGAGGATCAGTTTTCCTCGTGGTCGTGTGATATGTCCTACATCGAGGCGTTCGCGGATGAGATGAACCGGAAGATCGCGCTCACTAAGGAGCCCTCGGCGATGGTGTCCTCGGGTTCTTGGTGCAAATGGTGCTGGGCAAAACCGATATGTCCTGCACTCCGCGCCAATATAGCGGATCAGTTGCCCGCGATCCCCGGCAAAGAGCTTCTGCTCCCAGACGTGAAGGGGTTGCCCATTCCCGTGCTGACCAAGATCCTCGACTCCACCGATCTTTTGGAGTCATGGCTCGCGGCGTGCATGGCGTATGCCCAAGACGTGCTGGAAGCAGGAGGAGTAATTCCGGGATGGGAGCTCGCTCCGAAGCGGGCCAACCGGAAGTGGAAGAACGAAGCAGACGTCATCGCGGCATTCCGTGATCTCGGCGAACAGGCGTACACACTCAAAGTCAATAGCCCAGCAGCTATGGAGAAGCTGGTAGGACGCGAGCGGGTGGCCCCGTTGACTGAGGTCCCGGATAACGGGATGACGATCAAGAGAATCAAAGAGTCCAAACCAACCAAAAAGAGTATAAAGGAGCTGTTATGACACAAACAAACAAGCAAGTCCGTTCCACGTACGTCACCCCCGCTTTCCGTCTTTCGTACCCGGCGCTGTTCGAGGCCCGTGCGGTGATGGGAAACGAGGCGAAGAAGCAGTTCAGTATCACCATGCTTTTCCCCAAGAAGTCCACAGCCGAGGCGCTCAAAGCAGCCAAGCATCCGGCGTCCACGTGGCTTCCTGTGGATAACTGCATGGGGCTCTACAACGAGATCCTGAAGATCGCCCGGGCCAACTTCGGCCCCGAGGTGGATCTCAAGAGTCTCAAGCTCACCAAGTTCCGGGATGGTGACAAGCCGAAAGACTCAGGCAAGATCGAGGAACAGGACAAAGGTTTCATCGTGGTCAAGTCCTCGTCCAAGGATCGGCCTGACTGTCTGAGGCAGGACAAGACCCGCATCACAGACCCCTCGGAGCTTTACCCCGGGTGCTGGTGCCGTGCGGTGCTAACGGTGGCGGTGTTTCTCAAGCCCCAACGAGGTGTGACGATCTACCTCGCGGGTGTCCAGAAGCTCGCCGACGACACTCCGTTCTCGTCCAGACCGAGGGCAGAGG